TTCAGAAGGAGGAGACAACTACTCAGATTACAATTCTATCAAAGACAACGTATACTCAAGAACTCGTTACTGATGGTTAACCTTCATAGTAATAAGAGAAAAGTGTCTTTAAGGGAAACAAAGCGAAAAGAACTTCTTGAGGATTTGTTTAATACATTAAAAACCTCAGAAGACCGAGCAAAATTATTAGTGTTAATTCAAACTTATAAAGACGAATTAGAAGAAAATAACTTATGAGTAAAGTAGTAATAATCTCAGACCAGCACTTTGGATGTAAAAAACAATCTCAATTCATCCACGATTATTTTCTCCAATTTTATGATAATGTTTTCTTCCCATATATAAAAAACAATAATATTAAAACCATTATTGATATGGGGGATACTTTTGATAATAGGAGATTTCTTGAACTAACAACAATTCAATGGGCGAAAAATAACTATTATGATAAACTTTATGACCTTGGTTGTGAGGTTCATACAATCGTTGGGAACCATACTTCTTATTTTAAAAACACAAACTCAATTAACACCCCAGAACTCCTTCTTTCCTCATACTCAAACATAAAGGTCTACCCCAACCCTTGTGAAGTTGATATTGGAGGTCTAAAAGTCTTTTTTATTCCCTGGATAAACAACGAAAACGAAACCACCACAGCAGAACTCATAAAAAAGTCCAAAGCAAAAGTAGCAATGGGTCATTTAGAACTCAATGGTTTCGTTGCCCATAAGGGACACATTATGGAGGATGCCAGGGAACCAGATTTATTCAATAAGTTTAATAAGGTATTTTCTGGTCATTATCATACTCGCTCAGATAATGGAAAGATTTTTTATATTGGAAATCCTTATGAAATCTACTTTAATGATGTTGATGAGGTAAGGGGGTTTGTTGTTTTTGACACCGAAACCTTAGAACACGAATACGTCAATAATCCTTATAAACTTCATTATCAACTTTATTACGATGAAAACAATCTAACAGTTCCTCAAGACCTTTATAATAAAATCGTAAAGGTTATTGTTAATAAAAAGACCTCGGTTAAGAAGTTTGAGACCTATATTGAAGACATCAATAACCAAGAACCTCACGAACTAAGGATTATTGAAAATTCTGAGGTTCCTTCCATAGAAGATTTCCAGGTGGTTGAAAATGAGGATACAATGAGTATCTTAAATACTTATGTTGATGAGACTGAAATTGAGTTAGATAGGTCAAAGATTAAATCTATTCTCAATGAGGTCTATCAATCCGCACTTCAACTCAACTAAAAATGTTTATTATTCTTTTGGAGAAAGGAGAGAAAAGAGGAGCATTTTCCATTATCAATGAGTATGACGAAAAAGTCTTATTGTTTTTTGAACAAGAAGACGATGCCGAAAGATATAAATTGATGTTAAATGAGATGGGAGTTGATGATTTGACTGTTGTTGAATACGAGGAAAATTTACTAATGAAAACCTGTGAAGTGACCGGATTGAAATACTGTAAAATTAGACCTTATGACTTTGTAGTGCCGCCTGGATATTGTTCTGATGATTAAGTTTAAAAAAGCAAGAGCAAAAAACTTTCTTTCTATTGGCAATTATTTTTTAGATTACGACTTAGATGCCTCAAATCTTGTTTTATTAAAAGGAAAAAATGGTGGGGCAAAATCCACCATCAATGATATATTAACCTTTGCTTTATTCAAAAAGGCATATCGCCCTGTTAATCTCCCCCAACTTGTTAATAACATAAACAAAGGAGATTGTCTTGTTGAAGTAGAGTTTCAGGTCAATAAAACAGAATGGAAAGTCCGTAGGGGATTGTCTCCAAATATCTTTGAGATTTATAAGAACAATAAACTCTTAGACCAACACTCATCTGTTATTGAACAACAGAGATGGTTAGAGCAGAATGTCTTGAAGATGAACTATAAGACATTCACCCAGATTATTCTCTTGGGAACTTCTAACTTTATTCCCTTTATGCAACTCACTCCTGCTGATAGGAGAGAGATTATCGAAGAACTTCTTGATATAAAAGTATTCTCTTCAATGAGTTCTATTGTTAAAGAAACCATAAAGGAACTTAAAGACGAAATCAAACTCCTTAAGGTCAAACAAATCAACATTGAAGAAAAGATAGACCTTCAGAAGAACTTTATCAATCAGATTCAGGTTAAAAAATCAGCAAACATCCAAGAGAAAAAAGATAAGATTGTTAAGTATTCTAACGCTATTAAGGAATTATCTGGAGAAGAATTTGCTTATGAGGAATACGTCCAGAAACTAACCCAAGACCTTAAAGAATACAGTAAGGCATCATCACAACTTAAAAAACTTGGAGACCTAAAAGGAAAAATCTCTCAGAAGATGTCTTTTATTAAGGATAATCATTCATTTTTTAGTGATAATGACGTTTGCCCCACTTGTTCTCAGGTCATCAGTGAAGATTTCAAACAACAAAAGTTAGAAGAAAGTAAATCTAAAATAGAAGAACTATCTTCTGGTTATCAAGAACTCCTTAACACAATAAAGAAAGAAGAAGAAAAAGAACAGAACTTTATTGACTTATCAAGAAAGATTAACTCAATCAATCAAAAGATAAATGAAATCCAATCAAAGATTTCTCAATACAACTCAATCATAAGTGATATTCAAAAAGAAATTGAGGACGCTAATTCCTCAGAAGATGAAGAGGGAGAAAAAATAAAACTCCAGGGATTTATCGAGGAATTGTCTTCATTAAAAGATACAATTATCGAGTATAAGGAAAAGCAGCAGTATTATGACTTTGTTAATGGTTTATTGAAAGATGGTGGTGTGAAAACTTCCATCATAAATAAGTATCTTCCTCTTATTAATAAAAAGGTTAATGAGTATCTCCAGAAGATGGATTTATTTGTTAATTTTACTCTTGATGGAGAATTCAATGAGACTATTTTAACTCCTTCTTTTGAGAACTTTTCTTATGGTAATTTCTCGGAAGGACAAAAACAAAGAATCAATCTTGCTCTTACCTTTGGTCTTATGGCGGTTGCTGCTGTTAAGAACTCGGTTAATACTAACTTATTGATACTTGATGAAATCTTAGATGGGTCTATGGATGCTGAGGGGATTTCGATGTTCCTCTCTATTATTAAGACAGAAATGAAGGATAAGAATATCTTTATGATTTCTCATAGGGATGGTCTAGATGATAAGTTTGATTCTATTTTTTATTTGGAGAAAAAAGGTCAATTTAGTTACAAAACCGAGATTGTATAAATAGTTAAAATTAAGTAAATAGTAAAAAATGAATCCCGAAATTTTCTGGCAACTGACGGAGGCATATCGAGCAGGTGTTTATCATCAGGTAAATGAAGACATTTTAACGGAAGAAGAGTACTTTGATATTCAAGAATGGGTTGAATCACTCATTGCCGAAGGTTACGATTTGAGTGATTATACAGATGATGAACTTTATAATGCTTATCTAAACGAAGAAAAGGGGGAAAAGGAAGACAAAAAAAGAAAAAAAGAACATATGGAAGAGTCAGTTGACCTCTACGACGTAATATCGGATTACCTAGTTCAAGAAGGATACTGTAATTCTTATGAGGATGCTCACGTTATTATGGCGAATATGAGTGAAGAGTGGCGCGATAATATCCTCGAATCTGTTTCTTATTCTGCTAAAAAAGCAAGAGAGGGAAAAGATATTGGTAAACCTGGTAAAATGTTCCACAAAATTGCCAAAGAAGCGGGGGAACGATATGGGTCAGAGGAAAGAGGTAAAAAAGTTGCTGGAGCAATTTTAGCAAAACTACGTAACAAGTGATTGACTTCCTCATAGAAAACAACTACGCAGATAATGAAGTAGCAGCATCTAAAATCCTAGATGCTGCTTCACCTCAATTTGTGGAATTTCTTCTCCAAGAAATGACTCAAAGAGAATATGAAAACCACCTTAGAGCAATTCAAAGAGCAAGAACTCCAGAAGAAAAAGCAGAACATAAGAAGAAACTACAAGATGCTATTGATAAACAAAGAGGAGAAATTTTAACCTCTAAACCAAAAAGACAAAGAAAACCTACATCAGTCATTTCTAAATCTACTTCTTACTTAAACAAAAAAATAGAACCAGCAAAACGTTTCACCACAAAAACAGCATTAGGTGCTCTTTCCACCGCCTTAATTGGATTTTAGTCCACCCCCTTGACAAACCCGCCCTCTTGTGTTAGGATTCGGTTTCCTCCGCAAGAGGGCCTTTCTCTACACCATTTTTACTTTATTATGGAAACAAATCATTTCTGGAAATATAACGAAGGAGAAATTCTAAAAGACATTGAGAGTTACTTAATCTCCACTTATAATGGTCACTATACATCAGCAGATAGTAAAGTTCAGACTATGGACTTGATTGATGCCATTGGAGATTCTCAAGCATTCTGTCGGAGTAATGCTATTAAGTATCTTTCTCGTTTCCGCAAAAAAGAACAAACTTCTCCTCGGAATGACCTCTTAAAGGCAATTCATTACTGTATTCTCCTTTATCATTTTTCTGGGTGCAATAAAAAAGAAAACAACTATTGATTATCTAAATTATGAAACTATCCCCCGAAACTCTTGCAATCCTTAAAAACTTCTCCACTATCAATCAATCCATTCACGTAAAGAAAGGTGATACTCTTAGGACAATAAAAGTAGCAAAGAATGTTCTTGCCGAAGCAAAAATCAAAGAAACATTTGAAACCGAATTCGCTATTTACAACCTCAATCAGTTCCTGAATAGTTTCAATCTTCTTGATGACCCAGACCTTGATTTCTCTCACGAATCATATGTTCTACTAAAAGAAGGAAAGAAAAAAATCAAGTATTTCTACGCAGACCCTTCTATTATTGTATCTCCTCCAGATAAGAAACTTTCTCTCCCATCTCAGGACGTTTGTTTTGTCTTGGAACAATCTTATCTTGAAAAAATCGCAAAGGCAAAGCAGATTTATAAACTCGATGACCTTTATGCGGTTGGTGATGGTAAGGAAATCCAACTAATCGTTCAGGATAAAAAGAACGACACGTCTAATGAATACTCTATTGTTGTTGGAGAAACTTCAGAAGAATTCTGTGTGAACTTTAAGATTGAGAATCTTCAGTTTTATCCAGGGTCTTATGACGTTGTAATCTCCAAACAAAATATCTCAAAGTTCTCCCATAAAGGCATTGACCTTCAGTATTGGGTCGCAATGGAACCTGATTCTACTTTTAACTAATAATGAGCAAAGATTTCCTTCTTGTTGAAAAATATGCTTCCAAATCAGTATCTGAATGTATTCTACCAAAATCAATAAAAAAGGTATTTCTTGAGATTGAGAAATCTGGTAATGTGCCTAATATGATTCTTTCTGGCCCACCTGGGGTTGGGAAGACGAATCTTGTTAAGGCACTTGCTAATAGTCTAGACAGGGACTTTCTTATTATCAATGGTTCTGATGAAAGGTCTATTGATGTCATCAGAAATAAGGTCAAGAACTATGCTTCTACTGTATCCCTTTCTAATTCTGGTAAGAAAATCCTTCTTATTGATGAGGGAGATAACCTAACCAACGATTCTCAGCTTGCCTTAAGGGCAGCAATTGAGGAACTACAACATAATTGTTCGTTTATCTTTACTTGTAACTATAAGAACCGAATTGACCCGGCACTTCAATCGAGGTGTCCGGTTGTTGATTTTACGATTCCATCTAAAGAACGACCAGAACTCGCCAAGAAGTTTTACGATAGGGTTCTTGAAATCTTAGATAAGGAGAATATTAAATGTGAGGATAATAAAATCCTCACCAAACTCCTTATGAAGTATTTCCCTGATTTCAGGAGAACCCTTAATGTTATTCAAAAGTATTCCACTTCTGGATACTTAGATTCTTCTATTCTTGCTCAGGCATCAGATATTAAGATTTCTGCTCTTTATGGATATCTAAAAAATAAAAACTTCTCTGATGTAAGAAAGTGGGTTATTGATAATCTCGATAATGACCCCAATACTCTTCTTAGGAAGTTTTATGATGGTCTTGAGAGTGTTATGGTAAAGCATTCTATTCCTAATGCTATTTTAATCATCCACGACCATATGGGCAAGAACGTCGTGGATAATGAAATCAATCTTATTGCCTGTTTTATTAAGATTATGGTGGAATGTGAATGGGTTTAGACCTTAAGGATTGGTTGAATTCAATCTATCAAACCAAAAATGACCTAACAGAAAACATAAAGGACTATCCTCCTTTTATTATCAATCGTCTTTTATCTGGTAATATTGATACTGTCTTATTTTCTAATGAATTAAATGAGCGGTATACAATGGATAAGGATATGCAGTATAAGTTTTATTTATACTCAATACCAAAGAAAAAAAGGTATTCTCCTTATTTAAAAAAGCAATCATTAGAAGACCTTGATGTAATTAAGGAGTATTATGGATACAATACTGATAAGGCATTAGAAGCACTAAAACTTCTTAATAAGTCTCAGGTTGATTATATTAAACAAAAGTTGAATAAAGGTGGCGTCTAAATTTTAGTAATGGAGATTTTTTATGATGAATATTGATTGGTCTTTATTTGATTGGGAAGAAATATTTGGAACTGTTACGGCGACTGAAGGATTAAAAAGAAATCAAACTCGCGGATTACGAACAGAAATTCAAGAAATTTCTACAGCAAAACATAGTTCAAAACAGTTTCAATATGTGGGTGATACTCAAAATGGAAGAGACTACATAGATATAAATGGGTTTATTTGGGAAGATAAAGCAAGTGAAGGGATGTTTTTAAAAAGAAAAGAGCGAACTAAAAAATTTGTTCTTAAAAATTTTCGAGGAAATCAAACAAATTTTGAAAAAACATTCGATTATCTTTTACTAAAGGATACTAAAAATATGTCTGTCGGATGGGTGAAGTGGAAAGATATTGAAAAAAATATTGAAATAAAAGATGCGGTTATTACTTCTTTTGTTGATTATAGTGATTTACGTATGATTGAATTCTATGTGACACCAAAACCAAAAGAAGATATTTCTAAAGATATACTTAAACTTATCGAAAAAGTAGTATGAAAAGTTTAAAAACTCCACTTCGCTGGCCTGGGGGAAAATCTCGGGCAACTAAAAAAATCCAACCATACATTCCTGATTTATCTGAATATACTGAATTTAGAGAACCTTTTTTGGGTGGTGGGAGTGTTTCTATTTTTATAACCAAAGAATATCCAGAGGTTAAAATTTGGGTTAATGACTTGTATGAACCACTTGTAAACTTCTGGCAGCAACTTCAACTTTTTGGCGATGACCTTAAAGATAAACTAATAACCTTAAAGTCTTCAAATAATACTGAAGATTCTGCACGAGAACTTTTTTCTATTTCTAAAGATGTAATTCAGGATATTGCACAATCTAGTCTTGACCGCGCTGCTGCTTTTTATATTGTAAATAAGTGTTCTTTTAGTGGACTTACTGAAAGTTCTTCTTTTTCTCCTCAAGCATCTGTAAGTAATTTTTCAGTTAAAGGCATTGAAAAACTTCCAGGATATTCAAAACTTATTTCAAATTGGAAAATAACAAACTATTCTTATGATTATTTAATGGATAGTGATAAAATTGCTTTTATGTATCTTGACCCACCTTATGACATTAAGGATAATCTGTATGGAAATAAAGGGTCAATGCATAAAGGATTCGACCACGATAAATTTGCTGCTGATTGTGATAGCAATGATATGCATCAGTTAATTAGTTATAACTCAGACCAACTTGTAAAAGATAGGTTTAAAAATTGGAACGCTGCCGAGTTTGATTTAACTTATACTATGCGTTCTGTTG